CGACATCATAAGAATAGATACCTCAGTATCTAGTGCTTTAAATTTAAAACCAGACTTAGATAGAATAGCAAGAGCAGAAAATTTTGTAGAAGATGGAAAGATAGACGCTAGAAGAGATTGATGGACATAGTTGTATTAGTAGAGAAGTTTGGCTTTACGACCATAATGGTGGTTGGCCTAGGCTATTTTGTTTACTTTGTATGGCAAACCATTACCAACACCATAGACCCAGCTGTATCAGAAATGAAAAAAACAATTATACGGCTGACTGACCAACTTCGCCTGTTAGACCAAGATATGATACGATTACAAGAGAAAGTGAATACTGTATTGGAGTTAAATGAAAAAGAAAATGACAAAGCACGAGCTAATAAAAGAAGAAGCGGCAAAAACTAGAATATTAGCTTGGATAATGTTTGTGGGTTTAATCATGTTTGTAGCCATTATCTCTATCAATATAAAAGCAGACCAAATAGTGCATAAATTTAAGTCGCCAAGTTTTAACGGCATCGGTACAAGCTCACATTATCTAACTATTGAAAATCAAGAATACACTCGTAAGCTAACCATTAAAGAAGAAATAAAAGCTTTACAGGACGAGATAGAAAGAGAAAAAGAAAACTCTACACTTGCAAGGTTTATGCGTAATCTTGAATCAAGAGTCTATGCAGAGCTATCTAGGCAACTGGTTAATAATCTGTTTGGAGAAACACCGCAAAGCTCAGGTACAATAACGCTTGAAGGCAACACCATAGAATATACAAGCGATGGTGTAACATTAACACTTAAAATAACAGAAGCAGATGGCACAGTTACAGAAATTACAATTCCTATCGGTACTTTTACTTTCTAGTTGTTCTATATTTAACCAATACGAAGACACTTACGAACAAAGATACTCTGAAAAAGATGTTGTAAGCATACAAGACTTGCAATCAGCAGAGCTTAAAAATGTTGCAATACCAGAAGTAAGTCCCGTTGTAGCAGTCTATCCAACAGCCTTTACTGACCAAACCGGTCAAAGAAAAAGCAACAGCGAGTTTGCTTTATTTAGCACAGCAATAACTCAGCAACCAAACGCACTGCTTATACGAGCTTTAAAACATGCAGGCGATGGTCAGTTTTTTAGAGTGGTTGAACGAGTAGGACTCGACAACCTCACTAAAGAAAGGCAGCTGATTCGTTCAGCAAGAGAACAATCAGCAAATGAAGATGAAAAGAAAAAAGCACTCAGGCCTTTGTTATTTGCTGGTATCTTAATAGAAGGTGCTGTTATATCTTACGAAGCCAACTTAGAGTCTGGAGGTATTGGAGCTAGATACTTAGGCATAGGTAACAGCGTGCAATACAGAGAGGATAATATAACCGTAAGTTTGCGCATGGTTTCTGTGGCTACAGGCGAGGTGTTATTAGAAGTATTAAGTCAAAAAACAATATTTAGCTATGGCAAATCAGAAGATGTATTTCGTTTTATCGAGGCTAATACCGAGCTAGTAGAGATAGAGCTAGGTAATGCTAGAAACGAGTCATCTACCATAGCGCTTATGAAAGCTATAGAGGGAGGAGTATTAGAAATAGTAAAATCTGGATATGAAAAGGGTTTTTGGATTTTACAAAAACAAAATCAAGGAGTAAAATTAAATGATGAAGAAATTGATAAGCCTACTTGTGATGCTGAGTGCATGGACAAGTTACGCGGCTGATAACGAAATTTATGTAGACCAGTCAGGTACTGGTGCAAATATAGACCTAGAGCAACTAGGTATATCTAATATCATAGGCGGCTTAAATAGCGCTGCAGGCAGTTTAACCGCTTTTGATTTAGATGGTGCTACCATGACACTTGATATTAATATGATTGGTAATACTAATAAATTTTTAGGTGATATTAACGCTACTACTTTTACAGGATTATATAACTTTACTGGAGATACAAATACTTTTACGATACAAGTAGACCCAACTAATACATATAGTTCTGCAGGTTCTGACCAAAATATAGCAGTTACAGGTAGCAGTAATACATTTACCTTAAATCAAGGCACTACAGCAATAGCAGCAAACTTAAATTTAGATTGGATTATCCAAGGCTCTAGTAACACAGTAACATCAAATATAAACATTGATGGTGCGACTAATTATATGGATATAGATGGTTCTGATAATACAGTAAACTATACGGGTACTGGTGTTAATGCCTCAGCAGGTGGGTATTTTTGGTTAGACCATACAGGCGGTCAAAGGACTTTTAATATTCAACAACTGAGTACCCAAGATAATGACTGGCTTAAAATTATATCAATTGGTGGCAATGCTGCTTCTACTGTTTGCGTCATTCAAAACGACCAAGGTACAAGCACAAGCTGCTGATATTGGAGATATATCTGAACTAAATGGTTCAGCACAAATAGTAAGAAACGAGCCTTTAGAGGCAAAGTTAAAGCTTGCTATTCAAAGCAATGATGAAGCAATAACTAAAGATGGTCGTATGGCCATTACATTTCTTGATGATAGTATTGTTAGTCTTACAGAACACTCACAGCTTCTAATAGATGAATATATCTACGACCCAGACCCATCTAAATCTAAGATGGCTCTTACCTTTGGTCTTGGCACAGCCAGGTTTATTACAGGCAATCTGAACCGTATAGATAAACAAAACATAAAACTAAAAACACCTACAGCCAATATAGCAATAAGAGGCACAGATTTTACTGCTACTGTTGATGAGCTAGGTCGTAGTCTAATTATTCTTTTACCAGATGCGTCAGGTTTATCTAGTGGTGAAATAGAGGTAGTTACTGCTATGGGTACTGTATTGCTGAATAAACCATACCAAGCCACCACTGTATCTGTTTTTGAATCAGCACCAACCAAGCCTGTCATTCTTGATTTAACGCTAGATGTAATTGATAACATGTTAATTGTTACGCCACCAAAGGAAGAAGTGGTTATAGAAGAAGAAGCAACAAGCACACAAACAGATAGCGTGTTAGATTTTAACGATTTAGACATAGACTATCTTGCAGAAGATTATCTTAAAGAAGACAGCTTAGAATTTACAGAATTAGACATCAATTATCTTGATGTAAATTATCTTGAAGACTTGCTTAATGTATTAGATGCTTTGGCCATTGCAGAAGAAGACCAGCTTGCACAAGCCACCAGCACACAAATATCAGGAACTCTTTTGGGCAAAGACCCAGACACACAAATAACCACAATTATTACAGGTAATCTTGTTAGTCTTAGAAGAGAGGTAAATGAAAGCGTCCGTGTTGATTTAGATGGCTCAAACGCCTACACAGTTATACTAATACAAGACGGCATATCTAATGTAATAAAAGTAAACGGTGGTAGTGATTCAGTAATTACAATTACTCAAAGTGATTAAAGTGTAGAAAGGTGTTACTATAGGTTGTGAAGAAATTAATTATACCCATATTACTACTACTTGCATTACCAATAGTTTTTCAAAGCACACCAACAGAAATATTAAAACTCAAAACTTTTGATGCTTTAGTAAAGCAACAACCAGAGTCTGGTAATTTTGTAATATTAAATATTACAGAAGAAGATGTTGCAAAAGAAGGTGGTTGGCCGTTTCCAAGAAGAACACTAGCAAAGATACAGGTTGACCTTATTAACGAGGGAGCAGTTGGAGTTGGCTGGGTAGTATCTTTTCCACAACCAGACCGAATGGGCGGAGATGAGGTTTTTGCACAAACCCTGGCATACGCACCATCAGTGTTAGCAATGTTTGAAGATGGCAATGGCAATTATCCCAAGCCTACCGGCACCGTTGTAAAAGGTAATCCTGTGCAAGGTATTGTTTCAGAGGGTGTGGTTCAAAATGTTGAAACACTAAGCGCAAGCACATTACAAGGCTTGGCTATAGCGCCAACTGATATAGACCAACTTGTAAGGAGAATACCTTTGCTTGTTAGCACTCCTGACAACAACTGGATTCCTAGTTTTGGCACACAGATATATAAATCTTTGTTTGAAGTAAAAACATATATTATAAAAACTAATGATAATGGTATATCAGAAATATCTATAAGAGGAATACCACCAATTAAAACAGATAGCTTGGGTCGTAAATGGATTAGTTGGGTTGATACACCACAAACCACATTAGAAGAAATGAAAGTTGCTGGCAAATTTGTTTTTGTTGGCGTAACTGCTAATGGAGTCATGCCACAAGTTGCAACTCCCGTTGGTTTACTAGAGCCACACAAGATTCAAGCAGCATTATCTGAGTCAATTTTAATAGAAGACAGTCCGTATATACCAGATTGGGCATTAGCAGCCGAAATTGCAATTTTTGGAATAATTGTGTCGCTGGTGTGGCTTACAATCAATTATCTTGGCATGACCCTCGGCTTAGTATTAGCAAGCCTTATAATGCTTTGTACGGCGTTAGGTGGCTTCTGGCTAATAAAAAGCGGTTTTTTAATAGATATTACTTGGACTTTACTATCTGGTTTCATTACAGGAGCAATAGCTTTCTATTTACGCTTCAGAGAGCAGTTTAAATTGCGTTTACAGATTAAAAAACAATTTGAGCATTACCTTGACCCAAGACAGGTCAAACAATTACAAAACAATCCTGATTTATTAAAACTAGGTGGTGAAAAAAAATATGCAACTTTTTTATTTACCGATGTTCGTGGCTTCACTTCTTTATCAGAAAAACTAGAACCAGAAGAAGTTACAGAAATTATGAACAAAGCTCTTACAGCACAAGTTGAATGTGTGCAAAGAAACGGTGGCATGGTAGACAAATTTATAGGAGATGCATGCATGGCTATATTTAATGCTCCATTAGATTTAGAAAACCATGAAGAAAAAGCAGTTAAGACAGCTATAGAGATGCAAGAAGCAATAAAAGAACTAAACAAAGAATTACCACATGAAATAGCCATAGGCGTAGGAACACAATCTGGGTATGCAGTAATTGGAAACATGGGTAGCAGCACTAGATTTGATTATTCAGCTATTGGAGATGCAGTAAATACAGCAGCCAGACTAGAATCAGCAACAAAAGAAGCAGGCGTAGATATATTAATTGGAGAAAAGACTGCCCAAAGTGTTAATTATAAGTTAAAATCTTTAAAAGCAATTAAAGTCAAGGGCAAGACAAAGGCTCTTAAAATTTATACACCAAAATAGTATGGCTAGAAATTATCAAAAAGAATACGCAAATTATCATAGCAAGCCTAAACAGAAGAAAGATAGAGCCAGGACAAACAAAGAAAGATCTATTATGAAACAGTTAGGTAAAACACTTACTGGCGATACTAGAGATGTTGCACATAAAGACAATAACCCAAAAAATAACAAGCCATCTAATTTGCAAATGCAAAGCAAAAAAAAGAACCGCTCAAGAAGGTGAGATTTATGGCAACAACAAAAGAAGCTATACAAAAAATAGAAACACATGAAAAAGAATGTTCTATTAGATATAAAAACATAGAAAAAAGATTAGAAGACGGAGCTAAGCGTTTTGATAAACTAGAAAATATGATATGGGCGGTTTACCCGTTTATTTTAGTTTCATTGGTATTGTCTAGGTTTGTTTAATG